CATTATCCAGATTGGATACTACTTGTTTTAACCACTCCCTTAGATACACATCATTATTAAGGAGTGCTCCTTTTATCATGTTCTCTAATTCTGCTGTTATCAAATCCTCTGATTTCGTTTGATAAATCTCACTCGTAAATACAGGAGGACTTGAAATTGGTAAATTCGCCATACTGCTCCTCCTTAAAACATTTCTTGTATAGAAAAATCAAATAACATATCATCATCTTTGCCCTTTTTCAGGAAGGTTCGATATACTATCAGATCTCCCTCCTCATCAAAGATTCCAAGCTCAGACAAAAAGATATTGACCAAATCTGATTTTCCAATACCAGATCGATATTCACATGTTGTAGGGATGGGATACTGATGCGCATCGATTTCCAGCCTTAAAAGTTCGTTTCTTAAAGCCTCTTCCTTTCCTGTCATGGGAAGAGGGTTTCCAGCTTCATCTGTACCGCCATTTCCATATGCAATCCATTTTAACTTTGGCAAAGAACGATCCCCTGCATGGGACCTGCAAAGCTTTTCCCTTCCTTTTTCTGTAATTACTGCATTTGCCACTGTTTACTCACCTCATTTCTAATGATTCTGTCTCTTTTTTTCCACCTTAAATCAGCTCCTGATAAATCCGGCTTTCATGCTTTCTTGTGCCATCATACTGATATTCCCCATTATACCTTGTCAAATGATACCCTACTGTAAGATTAATGTTATATTGTGGCACTTCTGCCTCTGACTGATATTGTATTATTAAGTGCTCCTTTGCTTTTATTTCTGGTTTTGTCCATAGTTTACAGGCAAGTCGTATGTCTTTCTCTGTCACTGGCTGATTAGCTATGATCTCTTTAAACTTGATTTGAGGCAGAAAATATATCTTCGGTTTTGTATCTACCTGAATAGACAATTTCGTTGGATACAAATCTATCAAAGATTCTGTTTTCCATCCATTGTATTTATATTTACCATTGTAGCGTGCTGTGCCATCATACATTAAGAAGGGCAGATTATAACGGGGAAAGCAATCGGTTCGGACCGCAAAGCGTGCTTCTGCCTCAATGATCTGCTGAAGAAAAATCTCCATCCTGTCATAAATCAAGTAGGTAGTATGAGACTGCTTTATCTGATTTAACAATTTACGGGCAAGCTTCGCATTTACTGTACCCTCACCTGAAAAGATAACATGAAAAATATTGGGATGCCCCATATCCTCCCCGTCATTATCGTGACAATCTTTTACACGGACACGAAAGTCCTGCTGCCTTGTTAAGTATTGTTCCATATGGCAGGGTGTCATTGGCGCTTTGGCATCCCGCTTTTGATAAATGAACCTTCTTCGTTCCTCATATGATAGATTTTCCCGTATGGGAAGCTGCCATTTTATCTCATGGTACTTTAATCCCCATGTCGCGGTCTCTGGAAAGAATTGTAATGGTAGCTCCTCCACAATTCTTTTGGCTTCATCATACTCTAGCCCCATCACCTGATAGATCCACTTTCCTATATAAGAAGTGTCATAAAATCCCTTTGTCACATAGGATAACTGCCTCTTTGCACTCTCGCTGGTTGGAAATTCTTCCAAATCAAATCCAGTACTCATACATTTCCCTCACTAAACTGCAAATCCCCCGTCTCAGGATATTCCTCCCTTGCAAAACGGATATTTACCATGTCATCATTGATAAGAAATGTGTCAAAATCCTCCACCCCAACAATGGATGAAAGCAGCGGGCGAATGTCATTGTAGCGAAGCAGACTTTCTTTCTTCGCCTCATCGTAGACCTTACGAACTGCCTGTCGAAAGTCTTCTTTTACCTGTTCGATGTCCGTTGTATCATTTAGCAGCAATCCTGTACAGGTATAAGAAATCGGAAATGCAATTGCTGCCACGCAGTCCAGCTTGGCACATGCTGTGGGCAGCAGCCTTTTGGTGCGATCTTTGGGAGATACAATATACTCATATACCTCCTCTATCAATTTCTCATTGGCCGGCTGCCCATTGGCATCCACAAGTACTAACTTAACCGTACCCGGTCCCTCTGCCGTTGGAATTACAATACAGTCCCCCGCTCCAGCGGCTTTTGCCCAGCGAATATAGTCGCTGTCATTCCCAAGAAAGGTCCTGCTATTGAGATACTCAATCGCAATTCTGTCATAATAATCATCATTGTTTTCTCTCTCTGTTCCTCCTGTAATGGGAGATTCATTGACAACAGAGGCAATGGTTTTATTGGGCCTTGCCATAATACAAATAGTATTTGCGGCCACATTGGATCGGACCCCACTCTCCACTGCAGTCACAGCTAAAATGCAGGTTCCATCCTCTCCTATCACACTATCTTTATCCACCGAAAACTCAATGGCGGGCGCGCTGTCAGTAGCAGGTGTGCAAAAGATGGTGCCAGCGATTATTTCTGTTTCTCGTACTCCTGTTATTGTGAGATGGCCAGATGCATACTGTGGCGGATGCCTGATTACATTTACCTGCTGCCCATGCAGATCCAGCCACTGATCCCAAGCATACTGTGGAAAAGCCAACATCAATGCCCGAACCAAATGATAATTAATAAATTCATCTTTTTCCAGCGCTGCTGGCTTTGTAAAATCATAGGGGAATCCACCGGGCATGTTATCTATATCGCTAGGCAAGGCTAACATCATCCTTGCATGGATCTCCTCTGCACTGTTGTTGTCAATAAAATCTGGGTTTATAAATTTAGGCTGCATATACCCTCCTCTCTTTTCTAATGTATTTTAATTCATAGAAAAGGCTTTCTTTTCTCTCAGACTAATTACAAAACTTTCTCTTTTATAATGTGATTTGAAATGCCTTATCCCAATCCATTCCTTTAACTAAAAAAGAACAATGCATCTCATCCGCATCCCAAGTAAAAGAAAAATGACTTACCGATTCTGTCCGTGGATTTACTTTCAATGCATCTGTTATCGTACGCTCTACCATAGATTCCACAATCTTTTCCTTATCCTCCCCTAAAGCAGCCTCTAACTCTGCTCCGATTTCGTTTGGATAAGCAAGACAGGCATATCGTTCTGTTTGTACAATCTTCAAACACCAGATCATAAAGCCTTCCTCACCAAAACACTCCACCATACGGTTTGCTCCATCCAAAACAAAATCTCCCTTCTCCACATCCCACTTTACTGTGCGCCTGTATTTTGTATCATATTTTAAGCTGTCTTCAATAAATTCTGGTACCTGAACCACCACAAGAGGATTCTCTGCCATATAGCCTGCCTTTCTATTTTGTTACAATATCCACCACAACTGCCTCATTTTCCACCCATGCCACTAAGACACGATCCCCTGCCTTTATACTTCTCATCTTTTCTGGAATAACAACAATATGCTCATGCTCGCTGCCTCCCTGCCCCACGCCCGGATGTGGATGCTGCCCATCCTTCTTTGTTTTTGTCAGCTTCTCCCCTGTCTCTCCAAGAGTAAGCTGCCTGCAAATGGAATATTCTCCCTTTGGAATTGACACTGGATAAGTGTTTGTAAGCAGGCTTCCATTTGCCATAATCTCCCCAAAATCCAAATATAGCGGATGAACATTTTCTTTTTTTATTCTGTCACACAAAACCTTTGCCAGTCTGCCTGTCCCCGGATGCCCATCAAATCCTTCCACGTCTATTCTTCTCCTTTCCAATGTACTATTATCAATCAAAAGTACCTTCATCTACCCAGCCATATACATTGCTGCTCTGATTCGTATGTATCAAATGCCATGGATGGGCCTTCCCTGATCCATTTTTCTTTGTGATCCTTGCCTGCCCTGCTCTTGCTGGATACCCTTTGGCATCACAATAGGAAGAGGTAAAGTGGGTGCCTCCATGAAATTCTACAATATCTCCTTCATGATACTCTTTTTTGGTCTCTGCTGTGTCCTCTGCTGTTATCGTAAGAGGCTTTGCCATTCTAAGCTTCATTGTCATACTATAACTGTCGCAATTATGTTGGATTCCCTTGACATAATAAAGTCCACAAGACACACCTACTTTTACACAGACCACATCTCCCTTTCGTATAAAGGGAACATCCGGCGCCTCCAAGGTAATCTCCTCCTGTACTGTCCCGTTTTCATCCAAAATCTGTTGTGCTGCCGCTTTGGCATCCTCCAGCGTTTCATCTGTGCCTCTGGTGTAGATCCTCTGACGGATGCCATACTTTGTCATGCCATTTAACGTAGCCTCTACACTAAAATTTCCTTCCTTGTTCTCTCTGCCAATTACTCTTACTCTTGTCACCAGATTGGATAGACTCATATGTGTGCTAACAGACTGTGTATTTTCCGTCTCAAAAACATAGGTTTCTGTATTACTGCCTCTTTCCACTATCTCTGCATACCCTTTGGAAGATCGCAAGAAATAAGTTCCATTGCTTCTTTTTCCTGCATCCTCCAAAACATCCATGATCATATCAGAGATATAGGCATTGTTATATTTCAGTTTTCCATGTGCGACATTTGGACCATTGTATTCCTGCACAGGCACACCATACTCCTCCAAAAGCCCTGTGACTATGGACTGTGTTCCTGTGCCAGAGGCATAAAAACGATTATCCTGACTTTTCTGTAAAGTATATAGAATATCATAACTGGTGCACTGTAAGTTGTCGCTATTGTTCCTAAGCTGTGGATTCCACTCTGTCACATATCCTCTTGCCACCTCCTGATCCACAGATTTCCCATCACTAGCAAAAATCCCAATCATACAGCCCGGCTTAATTAACGAAGACAGTTTTCCCTTTGCTGTCTTGTCATTTCGAACGGTAAAAGAAGAGCGTACTGCAAGCTCTCCTTCATTTTCCTCCCAACCTAGATTTTGAATATAATCCTTTATGTTATACTGATTGTTATTTTCATCCATCACCATAACACGATAAGTAAGTTTTGTTAAATCAAGCATACAAATCCTTATGTCTCCTTTTACGGCTTAAATAAAAATAGAAAATGCTGTTCAAAATGTATTTTCACATTATCCCTCTTGTAATGGAATAGAAAGCACGGTCCCCGGATAAATCCAATGACCATGATCCGAACCACCTTCTCCATAGGATTTTGCAGCATTTTCAATAGTTTCTTTGTTCGCTTCATAGATGGCATCCCATCTTATTCCACTTCCTAACTTCTTTTGGGCAATCCCCCAAAGAGTATCCCCACTCACCACAGTATAGGAACTTTGAAGAGCCTGTTCTGGCTCATTCCTTGGCATAAGCTGTTGTTCTTCTCCTGCTGCCTTGCCTTCCTCTGTGGTATAGATTTTTAAATCTTTCCACTGTGCAAAGGCAATAGAATACTTCACATTTCCATATGCCCCATACACCTCTGGGGAAAAGGAGGAGAGAGTGACATCTATATTGATCCATGTACCAGAGAGAATTAAGTTTAACACGCTTCCTTTCTCCTGCCATTCCCTTAAGATAGAAATACATGAATTTGGCTCTTGATAAAAATCCTGTTTTACTATTGCTTCCCGCTTCTTGGATGAACCAAAAAATTCTCCTTCCCACTTAATTTCTGCTACATCCATACCCTTTGGCACCTTGACAGAACCCATGGAGATAATCGTAAAGTCCTGATACTTGGCACCCAGAGACCCTGTGATACGTTCAGGATTTGAAGGGAATGTAAATTTCCTTCCTGTTCCCAGCTCCGTCAGCCGGATATACAGATCCTGTGCCATTTTACACCCCCTTAAGTGGCATATTGGAAAATACTGCTTCCAGCCGCTCTGCTATCTCACCACCCAGCTCATCTGCCATCTCTTTCATATGCCTGCGAATGACCTGCAAAATAGTCTCTTCCTTCTGATCAGGATTTCCTTGCATTACAAACTCTGGCGCCACATTCACATTTACTTGTATCGAAGGAATACCACTAAAACGGTTTTCTTCTTCTGTTGATATAGGCTCATATATTTGTGCCACTTCTCTATTATCCTTGTCCTCTGTGGCTTCACTGTAGACTAGGAGAGCATTTCTATTTACATGATGGAAGGTTGAATCGTCTGATGCTGTATCACGGGGAATGGAGCCCTTTATATACCCTCCTGCCGCATGAGCGGAAACACCCAATGCAATCCCTGCCTGCTGATATAAATCAAGTGCTCTTGACCTCCTGCTTGGATTTGTGGGAATCACAAACTCTCCATATCCTTCCTCAGCCAGCCATGATAACTGAGGCCCACCGCTTACATAGCCTCCCGCCGCGTTCTTTTCCACCATTGTGTTTCCATTTAGACTTGGTACGGCAAAATCGGAACCAGATCTATTGTAATCAAACATAACATGAAGCGGCATAGTCACACTGTAGCCACTCCCAAATATTTTCTCTGTTGCCTCTTCCACATCACCCTTAATAATAGCAAGCGCCTCATTTACCTTCTGCATATCAGCACCTTCAATCGCGGTTGCAATCCCGCTGCCAAGCGACTCTTTCAAGGATTCCAAATCAGCATCTGATAAATCAAGCAATGCCAGTTGATCATATATCTCTTGTGAATAAGGACCTATAAAATCTATAGAGGAATCTTTGAAAGAATCTATCATACTCTGTTCAAGTTGTGATGGTATACTTTTCGCAACTGCCTGTAACAATGTATTTAACTCCGCAGACAGTTCCGCTTCATCTATTCCCAACCATCCAGCCATATCGCCTGCTGTCCAGTCTGCTACATCCTTCTGTGACATCCCTAACGCAATGGCACTTCCCAATTTTTCTGCTGTTGTTCCCTCGATATCAGGAAGGATTCCAACCAGCTCTTTTTCATAAGCTTCTGCAATCGCCTCCAACTGAAACTGTTCCACCCTTACTTGTAGATCCAACATCTGTTGGTTGTATGCATCCGTAAGCTTCTGAAGCTGTTCTTCATACTGACTTTCATCAATGACACCTGTTTCAAGTTGAAGCCGTAAATTTTTTATGTTCACTTTCAACGCCTCAAAAGCATCTGCCTGCATTTCTTCCACCTGTGCCGCTAATTCCTCCTGTAAACTGGCAAACGAATTGTAATCCAGTTCACTTCCACCATACTTAATTTTCAACGCTGCAAAGTTTGCCTCTTCTGCCGCATGGGATACTTGTGCTGTAATCTCTGCAATCTGCTGTTGGAGACTTAGTATCTCTTCTGTTTGATTGAATTGTAAGGTTCCATCCTCCAGTATAATGGTATGATTTGCCATCTCCTCACTTAATCGTACCTGCAAATCCTCCAATTGGCTGCTTATTGTCTGATACGTAGTATCCAAGGCTGTCATATCGGCTTCCTCGCCAAGTAGCAGCTTCATAGCAATATTGGCTTCATAATGCTTATCCTCTATGTATTGTTTTGTTCCATCGACTAAATTTTGAATCTCTTCCTGATAATCTTTTATATCTGCCTGATTTACCCCAAAGCCAAGCGACATTTTCCAATTCCTCTTGCGTAGATCCGCCATAGTGGACTTTACTGCCGAGAGAGAATCCTCTGCCTTCTTGGAAAATGCAAGAAAATCCTCAAATTCTTCCTTGTTATCATGAAACACAATAGAATTTGCTATCTCCTTTACCTCCGCGAGTGACAGATGCAACTTCCCAAAATGAGAAATCAGATCCTTGGAAACCACCTCATGAAATGCCATAGAAAGCTTCTCTGCACTGACCTCAGTATCTTCCATCATTCCCTGCAAATCTTTGTTTGCAAACTGGATTTCGTCTATCAAAAAACCAGTAGCCTCAAAGACTTTTTGTGCCTT